TCGACTATCTCCTGCATTACTATTAGGATTTTGTAAATATGCACTAACATTTTGATCATAACGGGCAGATTGGTCTATAGTGAATCCTGTAGCACCTGTTGCTGATGCTCCTAATAATGCTGCTTTATTTGCTCCTAATGCCATAAATCACGCCATCGCTAATCCCGCAGCAAAACCAAAAAAATTTGTGCCACCGTCAAAAGTAGTAAAAGTCAGAATATCTGTTCCTGAAGAAGTTAATGTTGGAGCTGTACCACCAGCAAATTTTACTGCATTTCCGCCTCCTGCATTTGTACCCGATACAAAAGAAACTGTTCCTGCACCACCATTTGTTATAATTACTGTGATACTATTTGAATGGCTAGATAATGAATTAGTTATACCAACATTAAAAGTTCCGCTTCCTACAGTAAAAGACTGTACATTTCCATTTGTAAGATCTAAATCAAAGGCACTTGTTTTAGTACCGTTTGCATAAAGAGTTTCTGCGTAATCTTTTAATTGAGGTCTAGAAACAACATCATCAGAAAAAACAACTGCTCCTGTACCGTTTGTTGCAAATGTTATATCTCCATTTGAACCATCTGTAAGAGTGATTGTTCCTGCGTTTGTACCAGCGTTTGTGTCTATAACTAAATCGTGAGCTCCATTTGATGTAATTTTACCTGAAGCAGACCCACTACCAACAGCAACTTTTCCTGTACCGTTTGTGTCTAAAGTAATATCACCGTTTGCCGCATCTGTTATTTTAACTTTTGAAGAGTTTGTACCAGAATTTGTTTCAAGTATTAAATCATACGCACCATTAGATGTTATAACACCATCTTCAGAACCGCTTCCTATTTTTATTAAATCTGCGTCGAGTATTACATCTCCCGTGCCATTACCTTGTAAAGTTAAATCACCGTTTGTTGTCGTGGGTTTTAAAATGCTTGTTGTTGCAGTCAAAGTTCCTAAAGCTAATATATCAGATAAAGCTATGACTTCATCGCTAGCGTCGCAATATATGTGTTTTGTAAAACCATTTGGAATGGTGACTGTTGCAGCACCTGAACCTTGCTTCATAACAATAGAAAAACCACCTGTGGTAGCGTTTTGAATATGAAAATAAGATGTGGTAGTAGAAGGCGACACAGTAATTGTGCATTGTTGACTTAATGTTCCCGTAAATTTTATTACTCTAAACATACCGTCTTGTAAATTGCTAGATCCACTAGAAGGTGATCCTGCTCTTACAGTAAGTGTTGCTGTGGAAGCATCAGATAAAGCAACAGATTTAAAAGCACCTATTCTATCAACAATATCTAAATTATGATTTGTAGTTGTACCCCAAGTACCTGATTGCTCACCTGAACCTATTTTTTCTATACCAAAATTAGTAGAATAAGTTGAGGCCATTGTTTTCTCCTGTTACGCAGCTATCTCTGTCCAGTTTGGTGTTTGAGTAACTGCTATGTTTTCCCATATATTTACTTTCCCTAAACTAGAAGTTAAACCAGTATTAGTTATTGATACCACAAAGTTACCTGTTCCTGCAACACTTTCTACAGATCCTGTGGCAGAAATACCTGTAACTAAGGCTGTAGATATACCTGTGGCGATTTCCGTTCCTAAAACCGTGGTTCCAGCAATACCTGTAACCGAAACAGGAGTAATAAGTCCCGCAGTTACTGTGCCTACGCCAGAACTTCCAGCAAGCCCAGAAACATCATAAACGGAAGCCTGTCCTGGAGTTGTTGTGGCTGCGGTTGCAGAAACACCAGAAGATAAAACTACAGGCGTAAATTGATTCCAAGGTCCATCATTCCATGAACCTCTACTCCAACCCTGTAAAGTTGAATTAGACATTTAAGAAATTCTTATAATTGCTGTACTAGAAGCTGCGGTAGGAAACTGTATTGTAAATGTGCCACTAGAAGAACTTTTATTTCCCCCAAAATCTAAAGCACAAACAGCTTTGTTACTTTGTGAACTATTATAAATTAAACAACCTCTAGCTGTTATCGTAGCAGTTGTGTAACTTAAATCAGCAAAATCACAAAAACCAACAGTTCCAGAAGAAGTTGGTGTCACATTAGTAAGAGCAGAGCCACCAGTCGTATAACTCCCACTAGTCGCAACTTCACCAGTTGTTGTAAACGCAGTAGTGGCGGCTCCTAAAGTAGCGGTAGTGCTAGATTTACCACCACCAGATATAGCATACAGAGCCAACTTAAAACTATTTTGTCCGTTTGTAAAATTATGTGTAGCTGTAAGTAATTCTTTTTTAAAAGATGTACACATCGCTTGAGTTATTGCCATCACAGCCTCCTTATCAAATTTGCTAACTCTTTGTGTCCGTTTTGACGAATCACATGACAGATTGTAGCACGCTCTTCTTTTTTTGCCAAGCTGAGATGATAAAATAATACTTGTTTTAGATTTTGTCTAAATGCCTCAGCTTGTTCTCTAATTGCTGGAGGAGCATTTTTTGATAAAAACATTATTTTGTTTATGGCCATTTCCATAATTTGTTCTGTAGAAAGACCACCATTATCAGAGGTGGTAACTCCTACATTGTTTATCTGTGCTCCAGCATTTAAATCAAACATACTTTATAAAATAAAAAATTTACTAATAAAATGCAATTTATTTATTCTCATCATAAGTAAACCCTTTTATGTCCTCTCTACCCCAAACAAAGTATTTTTGTTTGTCATCCAAAGGTTCTGGTGGTAACAAAGATTTTTTTGAAACAAGTAAAGAAGAGTTTTCTGTAGAAACTACTAAAGGGTCTTTCAATCTATGGTATCCATATAGTTTTTGTTCAGGTGGTACATTTGTATCTAAAAACGGAGAGTTGTGTGCAACCTCTATTTTCATACCTTTTGCTATACCAGTAGCTACCCAAAACTCACAACAAGCTCTACCAGCCTCAGCAAAGTGAGGTGTTTTTTGATAACTAAAATCTATGCCAAAAATATGCAAAGAACCAACTTCGTTTGCTACAGCAAACGCTATAGCGTAAGCTGTTGTATTATTAAGGTAAGCTAAACCAGTTGTTGTAATAACATTTTCAAGAGGGTATTCTACAACCCCTGGACACCTTTTATCTTTTTCACAACTGTAAATAGGACCTTTATGGTTTTTAAGTATTTTTTGCATGATTTTAGTTTGTTTACCCGCTTTGATATCATCCAAAAACCTAGAAGGTGGATCCATCATAAACACCCTATCATGATAAATAATACCAGACATTGAGTTTATTACCCAAGTTTCGTCGTATTCTTCACTCCGCATTTTTGATAATATAAAATCAGAAAATGTAAGACCCAGTCCTACTAAAGCTACTTTCTTCCCCTTCAAGTCTTTTTTCATTTACATCATGTTCTTCTTGCAGAAACTAAACCTTGTCTATAAGCGTCAGAATTTTCTCTTGCTTCTCCATAATCTTTTAATCTTAACAACGATTCTTGAAACCTAGCTAAATAAATTTTAAAAATATCATCGTCACCTTTCATAAAAGTGTAAGCCTCGCATAAAGCACCATACAACATAGCATCTTGAGCATTAGTTCCTAGCCAAGAAGTACCATCGCTCGTAGCAGTAATAGAAGTCGGTCTATAATAATAATGAAGTTCTGTAGAAAAATCACTACTAGGTGTAGGTGCAAGAATAAAATTACTCACATCAAACAAAGCATAATATCTAGGGTTACCAGTTGTAGTTGTTCCTTTGGGAGTAAAGGTTTGCAAAAAATTAACGTCTTTTTGTAATAAAAATTCTGTTTCCGCATCAGAATTAGTAAACGACAAAGAAAAAGAGGCTAAATAATCATCAGGCACTTGTAAAAACTTATTGCCAGTTGACATAGTTCCCGTAACATTTTTTCTAAAATAATCTAAATCAACTTGTTTTAATATTCTTTCTTCAGTTGTAATAATAAAATTATTTAAATTATTTACAAAAGTAGATTCTGTGTTTTGTGTGTAATCTTGTATTGCGTTTTTTAAAGTAGTAAATGTCCAACTCATGAAGTCACCACGCTAACTTGTCCTATACCACTTGTGCCATGGATAGATTTGTTTTGTATACCATTATCACTTAAAAAGGTTTCACTAACTAAAACAGTGTTTGTTTCTGGTTGTGGAGACCTTGGATCCATTAAAGCCTGAGGTTCATATGGTGGGCGTTTAGGTTCTAGTTGTGGGTGTTTAGCCTCGTATTCACTTCTATGAACTACAAAACCATTCCATTCTTTAACTCTTTCCCTGTACGGAAATTCCATACCACTTCTGTCGGATATAAACTTAGAATATTTTCCACTAGCGTATTTCATATTAATTGGTAATAAGTGCTACTTGGTGTTAAACTTAAACTAGAACGGTCTCTATCTTCTGCAGCCGCTCTTTCAAACTCTTCTTCGTACACTGCTTTTAATAATTTTACTCTATCAGGTGCTTTTTTCATAGCGATATAGTAGGCTAATCCAGCTGTTAAACAAGGATAAAATCTAAAGGGTACATCAACAGTATTGACATCTGCGTCTGCGTCTTCAATCCTTGTTAATCGGTCAAACACTAATTTTAAGGAAGAAGAATTTGGTGTTGGCCACAATCGTAAAGTTGGTGTAATTTGTCTGTCAACATAAAACTGACTTGGAGTAGAGGTACTGCGTTTATTTGATATAGAAAGAAAAGTGTCTCTACTTACTCTTGTTATAGAAGTATCTGTTTGATTAGATGTTCCGTCGTTTTGTCTTACAACAGCGGATAAAATATCTATGCTAGAAGTAATATCAGAAAAATTTACTGTACCACTAGAAGTAGTAGAAGCTGAGCTTGTTCCTCCTGTTATTGTTTCCGCTGAAGAAAAAGTTCCTGACGGAACTGTAATAGCAAGTGAAGTTGAAGAAGGTACGCTGGTTATTGAAGCTGTTGCAGAGCTTGTTCCTCCTGTTATTGTTTCTCCAACACTAAAACTAGAAGAAGACGCAACTGATAATGTAAGTGTTCCTAACGGATACTCACTTATACCACTAGCTAAATTGAGAGATTCTTGGCTAATAGTCCAGCGGTTTAAACCTCTGTTAGCCCAATCAGCAAACAATATGTTTAAAGAACGCCTAGCAGTTTTAAGGTCGTAACCAGTTCTTACTTCAAGACCACAACGCTCAAAAGACTCTTCTATATAGTCAGCTACATCTAATTCAAAATCTTTTGAAGAAGAAGTTGTCATGATTTTTTTCTCCTTGTTAGTTTTGCTGCGGCAAAGTTAGCCTCTGTAGGAGCTCCTTTAGCACCTTTTTTACGCATTTTACCGCCTCTTTTTCTTTTAGCGTGTATATTAGCGTATAAGCCTTTTCTAACCATTAGCTGTATGGTCCTTTGATTACTTTACCACCTTTAGCGTAATTTTTCTTTTTCATCATACCACCTTTAGCAAAGTTTTTCTTTTTCATCATACCTCCGCCCATCATTTTTTTCTTGTCCATCATACCTCCGCCCATCATTTTTTTCTTGTTCATCATACCGCCACCAGCCATCATTTTTTTATTTTTCATTTTTATCTCCTGAATAAAGGTTATTAAAAGTTATATTTGCATCCATGTAACTATCATGGGATTCTGCTGAGTGTGTCCACTGACTAGGTTTAAAGTCAGGTGGTCCTTCTCCAGTTTCCCATAACGCAGGACTAGTTGCTCTAACCCTGTTATTAGGTAAGGCTACAATATTACCTGTCCACTTACCAGCATCAATTAATTCTATTACATGGGACTGCTTATGTTGAGCAGGATCATCAGCGATAGAATTATTTGTGTAATCAATTGTAAACATATATTTACCAGTATAAAACTTTCCATCTATTTTGCAACGCCAAGGAGAAGAACTTGTTCTTTCTATAACAATGCACGAATGATCTCTTGAGGAACAATCCCAAGGTTGTACTAAATGTGTTTGCATAACATCTGGCCATTCCTCAAGTGGGGTGTCTGCAACTAAAGCACTAATAGGCATTCTAGCCCACATAGCACCACCGTGAACATTTGTTTCGTCAGGTGAATTATCAGATTCGCAACCTGTAAAGATTACTTGAAAACTTAAACACCTATCAGGTATTGTATTTACAGCTACAGCCATAGCATGAAGATATTCTCCATGATACTTTTCATGATTAGCTGTAAATTCTTTTCTAACCCAACATTTAAAATAAGGTATATTACTAATTAAGTAAGACATATTTTTTAGGCTTTTGTAGTTTTCTTTTTCTTTTTGCCTTTACCAAAAATATGAGCGTCAACTTTTGCAGCTTTTCCACCAGTAAGCACAGAGTTCACTCTAGCCATAGCCCATTGGTTAGGTGTAGTTCCTGGTCTATGACCCGTTCTATAAGCCGCTAACCCTTTGTTATATACTCTACCTAATTGCCCAGCAGTTACATTTTTACCTTTGGCTCTCGCTTTTTTAGCTTTTTCAGCTAAAGTTTTTTTAGTTTTCGCACTTAACGCCATTTTAGCCTCTTTTTTTCTTCTTAGCTTTTAAGATAGCTGCTTGAAGAGATTTAGGTAATTTTTTCTGTTTAGCTGATAAACCGTTTGTTTTACCATTTTTAGCAAAATTTTTTTTATTTTTAGTTTTTTTAACCATACATCCTCCTAAATTTTTTGGTATGTTTAGATTCTTTCGTTTTTCTTCTCTTTCCACCAGCAGTAAAATCAGTAGCAAATTTATATGCTGAAGGATCTTTTGAAGATTTTCTTGCGTTTTTGTTAATTTCTTTTCTCCGTTTAGCTAACTCTTTACCAGATAAACCAGCTAAATATTTTTTTGGAATCTTTACTTTTTTCTTTCTCTTTGTTCCCTTGGATATTTGTTTTGTCATTTGGGAGCGTGTAATTGGCATCAGATTGTAGTAAGAACAATAGCACAGAGTTGAACAATCGCTAATGTTACAATACCCCATATTTTATTATTAAGAGAATCAATATCTTTTTTCATATGAGCAAGATGGTTGTTTTCTATAGTATTTACTTTTTCCATGATAACTTTTACATCTGTTTCTAGGTTTGATATTTTTTCTGAATCTTTTCTTGTTACCATGCCTTACAACTCCAGTATCTTGCACTAAACTTATCTTTAGCAGTAGCACAATTATGTCTAGCACGAAAGGATTTTCTTCGTGCTGGGATATCTTTTTTTATCTTCATATTAGGGTCACCAAACCTAACAAGTTTTATATTTGATCCAACTTTTGCTAAAACAGCTGATTTTTTAGGTCCAGAAGGTGTTTTTTTGGGTTTGTTAAAACCAGAAAAAGTTTCCCCTCTATAAACAATTTTACCACTAGGTGTTCTTTTTACATCTTTTGTAGTAGCCATTATGCAACCTTTCTTTTGGTTTTTTTCTTTTGTTGGTTTATAAAAGTTCTGTATACACCAGCCGCTCCCGTTTTTCCAGCAACTCTTGCTCTTTGCTCCATCGCTATTGCTGCTTGGGTTTTATGAGCATGAG